AAAAAGGAGGTGCTATGCTTGAAGATCAAAAACTTACTGAACATTAAGAATATGCTGATTTTCTTCAAACGCTATGAGTCTAAAGTTTTTGAACCTGGAGAGGAGCAAGAACTCACTCACGTTTTGGATTTGACCAAGGAAGCTGTCGATTACTACAAGAATTGGGAGAAACTTGGCTTCAAGCTGGAATTGGATGGAAAAGAGCAATTCCGTCCACTGGCTGAAGCTGAGGAGATTCACTTGTTCGGTGAAACTTCCTCCAAAGAGGTAGGACAAAAGGTGGAAGAACAACCGCCTGTAAAGGAACCTCCGAAGAAGGAGGAAGTTCGCCAAGAACCTGAAGTGAAAGAACAAGTAAAAGTAGAGCCTGAGCAAGAGACGAAAGAGGAACCGAAAGTTGAAGAGCAGCGAGCTGATTCCGAAGAGTCTCCACGTCGCCGTCGTAAAAAGTAATTAGGTAGGTGCCCGAGCCATGGATATTGACGTTTATCGCAATCGAATACTTTCGGCTCTAGGGCATCCAACCGTTAAAGTTGAGCTAACTACTGAACAGTTGGACAACTGCATCAACTCCGCTTTTGAGGAAATCGAACCGTACATTACCGACACGCAGCTGGTTACTGTCCCTTATTCCAACAGGATCGATATGTCCCAATACGACGTTGATTACGTTGTCAGTGTTTACAAATCTCCTCTGAGCGAAGTTGATCCTTCTATTGCTGACTATCCTTACTACGAATTTTATCTCTCGATGGATAGCATTTCGGGTTTAATCGAGTATTACGCTGCTCACAAACTATCCCTATCCTTTAAGGATAGGATGAGCTATAGATTCGTTAAGCCATATCTCTATGTGGATATGGCTCCTCCGATTACCTCTACCATCACGGTGGAATATGTTCCTGAGCTGAAAGACGTTTCTTCGGTCAATGACCCACTTTGGATTTCTTTGATCTACCGACTAGCTTTGGCTAATGCCAAGGAGGTTCTTGGAAGAGTTCGCGGAAAATATCGTGTCCAAGGATCTCCTGTTGAACTAGATCCCGATACTCTTCTTAACGAAGCTCAATCCGAAAAGGAATCGATTCGTCAGAAACTTGACGAAATCGCCTACACATTCTTCCCAACTGACTAATTCTTGGAGGTGCTGTGACTATGATTCGCGAGTTTAAAATCATCGATCAGCTGATGGAAGCCAAGAAAGTGGAAAAGCAGGAAGTTAAAGAATCGGTTTCTCCTGAGGACTTTGTTGATCGTGTGTTCGTGACCACTGGTGATCTGGGTCTTGATGGCGACAACGAATTAGGTTCGGATACGTACCTGTATGTTGCCGACGTGGATGAAGAAGGAAATCTGGAAATCGAAGTTTTGGATGACAGCGGTGAAGTGCAAGGTATCCTGGTTGCTTCTCCCGATGACTTCCAGGCTTTGATTGATTCCGGTAAGATCGAAGAAGTGGAAGCCGAAGACGTTGAAGACGAAGAAGGCATGGAAGACGACGAAATGGATGGTGCTGAAGTAGTTGATGACATGGAAGATGAAGAAGATGAGGAAGAGCTGGATGAAGCTCTGAAGAAAGTGATCCGTAATGGTAAAGTTGTCACCATCCGTGTCCGCCGTCGTCGTAAGAAGCGCCTGACTCCGAAGCAACGTGCTGCTCTGCGTAAGGCTGCGAAGAAAGCTGCTCGCAGTGCTTCGGCGAAACGTGCTCGTAAGAGAGCGATGGCTCTCCGCAAACGTCTGGGTCTGGAGTCTATGTCTTTCACGGATGAAGAGACGAACTACAACGAACGGATTGACATTGAAGAAGCTGTCGAACTGACTGGCAAGTTTGAAGAAGTTCTCGAGTCCTTCGGTCTGGAAGTTCTGGCCAAGAACTTCGAAGGAAGAGACGGTGTGTTCAATCTCGAAGCGGTTCTGAACAACCCGCCTGACAAGCTTGTTGTTGTGGAAATGAAGGAACTCAAGGAAGCTCTCCAAGAAGCGCTCGGAGCCTCTGAAGTTCGTATCCCCGATCCAGAGAAAATCCTGTACAACGGCACCAGCGCTTACGTGTTCAACGTCTTGGTTGAGAAGTAATCCCGCGAAAGGAGGTAGGCCTGCCTTGATCCGGAAATTAAACTTCCTCAACGAAATAACCAAGGCAGGCCTACTATTCATTTTTAAGAAAGACACTCCTGACAGATTTCGCAGACGACTGAAAGTGTCGGTTAGTTCTATTTCGGATATCAATTTCTACAGACTCCGAGATGAAGGTGTTCTTGAGTTCAACATCGAAGTTGTAGGTCAAAAGGGTACCATTTACACTGTAACCGTTGAAATGAACGAGTTCGTTAAGATCCTCAGAGAAGCAGTTGAAAATCAGAAACCACTTTACCGAGCAGTTGAACGCGCAATCAGAAGTTGTCTTAACAGGGCAGACATTAAGATTAACTGCACGTGCCCTGATTTTATTTATCGATTTGCCTACGTTGCCACGATCAAACAATTCAAATCAGGTCAACCTGAAGTACGACCTGCCCTACAAACCAATCCCGATAACAAAGGATCCGTTTGTAAACACATTGCTCGTGTATTGATGGGTACCGATAAATGGATTCGTCCACTAAGGAAGAGATTGCTAGTCGAAATCAAGAGAAATCGTATTCCGCTCTCTGACCCAACTCCTCCTTCTGAGGAGGTTAATATAGATGGGACTTCTGAATGATTACTCCTCGAACGAAATTAACCTGCTCCTCGATCAATTTTACGAATCCGCTAAACTTCATGGGACATTGGCCTACATTGAGACTATTGTCTCTTCACAAGAGGATTTGAACAACGATCCTGACTACCAATTCTATCCACCAATTCCAGTCTATATCTTGCTCAACGAACATCCAACTCCGCGATTCCTTGAGACCTTAGGATGGTATGCGGAAGATAGACAAGAACTGCCAATTGTAGCGACCATTCCCTCACGAACTGAAGATGGCATGCCTCTTGACATTAAACCTGGAGTTCGGGTGACGATTCCCTATCACTACAACCCTTTAGGAGCAGCCGATTCCGGAAGAACCTTTGAGATCACACGAGTGAAAGGGAGCCATTTGAACTCACTTTTCTACACCTGCACTCTAGCCCCAGTTCGGAAGGTTGAAACGAATACTCAAGATAAATCCAATCCTAAACTGGATACAACGAATTTCAGCTTCCTGAATGTGGACAAGGAGTAAGACTAAACCATGCCGATGGCAGTTTATATACAGATAGCTGATAAGAAATGGGAACCGGGTAAGATTCTGGTTCCTCCTGAGCAAGAATATCTTCTGGACTTGTTTGCCTTGTATATGGCGAATGTGATGAAACAACAATTGGTAGATGCCATAAACAGACAACGATTTGTGCAGAAATGGCCTCCACTGACTGTAGCCTATGTGAATTACAAGCGAAAACGTAACCTCAAGTTAAACATCTGGGAAGCCACTGGAGTGCTGAAGAATTCCATTTCCGTTTGGAGACAAGGAAACTATTACGTGGTTGGGATTCATCCGAACAAACGGTACCCTGGAACTAAGTTGAAAGTCCTTCAAGTTGCAAGATACATGGAATACGGAACAACTAAGATGCCTCCTCGTCCTCTTTTCCGTCCCATTGCGTCTTACTTGCAGAAGAACATCAGACGTTACTGGGAGAAATTCCTTGAGGAGGTTTCTGTTGATGAACGTTAGTGTGTACGATAAGGCTTTATACGAAAAGATCAAGGCAGTCTTCGACAATACTATTTACGCAACACCAGACGAAGCATTCAAAGAGGTAGCAGAAGAGAACAATGGGCAAGTCAAGCTCCCCATGATCAGTATCTACAGAACCAACTACGAGCCTTATTTCCCTGAGCTTCAAGGTCGAGTCACGAGATCTCCCATGTTGGTTCAAAGAAGTTTAGACCAAATTGATGCTCTTTCTGGTAAGGCTTTATTTGTGAAAATCTTTTACACCATTGATATCTGGGCCACTAAGAGAGATCATGTCGATCAGATTGTCAAGGAATTGATATTTTTCCTTGGTAGAAATCCGAAAGTCACAGCCCATGTTAACCTTGATCTCGATCTTGGGCAGATTCCCAAGGATCAATACTTTGAGGCGTTTATTACTTTCGAGCAATTAACAGACAACTCTGACCTAGTAGAAGCCGAAGACTTTGGTAGGCTTTATAGAAACACGTTAGAAATCAGCATCGACCAAGCACCCTTGATGGTATTCAAAACTTCTAAACTTGCTGTGGACATTCCTTTCGAGTTTTATGAGTACGGTACTAAGGATACCAAACTTGGATGAGGAGGTAAGAAGCTATGTACAAGGTGATCAATAAAGCCAGACAAACCATTCCTGTTATTGTGGATACAGGAAATGGTTTGGAATACGTTCAGTTGGCTAGGAACTCCAAGAACCAGAAAGGTGAAGACGTGTTTACCAAGACGGTTACGGATACCTTAGCTAACCTCCAAGCTCAAGGTCTGATCAAACTCGAAAAAGTGCAGTCGACCTCTGCTGCTGAGCAAAATCAGAGTTCTGCTGAGCAAGAGTCGAAGAAGAAAAGCAAATAACCTGGAGGTGACCTGTAAATGGCAATTCTCTTAAGCCCAGGTGTAGCAACAAGAGAGACTGATTTTAGTGCTTATATTCCGCAGATTTCCACCACGGTTCTTGGTATGGTGGGTACGGCTACTAAAGGCCCACTGAACAAGCCTACCTTGATTACGAACGTGAACCAGTTCATTGATGTCTTCGGTAAACCCAGCATCGATAGCTATGGTCAAATTGCTGCTCTGCAATTCCTCGAAAGAGGTAACCAGCTTTGGTACGTTCGGGTAGCTGGTCAATCTGTAGCAACTGCTTCCGTAACGGTCAAAGACGCTTCAAATGCTGATGTGCTCCAATTCGATGCCAGCTCTCCGGGTACTTGGGCGAACAATGTTCTGAAAGTAATCATTACCAACTTTGATTCTACTGCCAAGACCTTTGATCTCACAGTCGAGTTCGAAGGTGCTCAGGTCGAGGTCTTCTTCGGTCTCAGCTTGGATCCGGACTCTCCGAACTATGTTGAAGAAGTTCTGGCCACCAAGTCTCGTTTTGTTGTTGCTGATGATCTCACGAATGGTACGGCTACGGGTATCCAACCGGGTACTTACACTCTGACTGGTGGTGCCGATGGTATTATTGATTGCACTGCCGATGATGTCATTGGTACCGGTACTAACGGTCTCCAAGCGTTTGCCAATCCTGATGGCGTCATGATCAACCTGTTAGTTGTTCCGGGTTGGACGGATCCGGCTGTTATCAATGCGGCTCTGAGCATCTGCGAAAATCGTGGTGATGCTCTGTTCATTGCCGACACGCCGATGGGCTTGACTCCGCAGCAAGTCGTGGATTGGCACAATGGTGCTGGTACTTATCAAGGCAAGCATCAAGCTTTCAACAGCTCCTATGGTGCGATGTATTGGCCCTGGCTGAAAGTGTACGATCCGTTCAACAAGAAGGAACGTTGGGTACCACCGAGTGGTTTGGTTTCTGCTGTGTATGCGTATAACGACCAAGTTGCTGAACCCTGGTTCGCTCCTGCTGGTTTGCGTCGCGGTCGGATGCTCACTCCTCTCGCCGTTGAATACAATGCTTCTCGCGGCGAACGTGATCTCCTGTATAGCAATCGAAATGCGATCAACCCGATTGTGAACTTCGCTCAGGATGGTATCACAATCTGGGGTCAGCGTACGCTCCAGCGTAATCCTTCCGCCACGGATCGAGTCAACGTCCGTCGTCTCGTGTTGATGGCTCGCAGAGCGATTGCCCTGTCCACTCTGTACCTCACTTTCGAGCAAAACGACGAGTACACTTGGAACGAATGGGTGGACATGGTAACTCCGTTCTTCGAAAGCATTAAGGCTCGTCGTGGTTTGTATGATTACATGGTTCAGATGGATTCCACTACGGTAACTCCTGCTGACATCGATGCGGGTCGTATGCCGGGTCGAGTCTATCTGAAACCGACGAAGACAGCCGAGTTCATCACGATCGACTTCGTGCTGATGAGCACTGGTGCGGAATTCACCTCCGCGTAATGAAACAACCTAATACCAATGACGGAGAGGTGATGGTGCATGCCAATTACCTTAGGCCCTATGCACTTAAGCAATAACAGAACCTACGAGATCCAGAGAACGAACCACTTCGAGGTTCAAATCTCTGGTCTTCCGATAGATGTCACTCTCACGGTTGAGTCCTTCCCGCTGCCCAACATCTCCACTCCGGCCATCGAGCTCGCCCATGGTAACTCCAAGGTAAAAGTTGCCGGTCAGGCTGAGTTCGAGGACGGAGAACTGGTTGTGAAGGACGCTATCGGTGCTGACATCGAGAAAATCATCCACAACTGGCACAAGCAAGTTTACGATCCTACAACCGATAGACTCGGTTGGGCTGCGGATTACAAGAAGAATGCTACGGTCTATCAATACGGCCCAGACGGAACCTACATCCGTAGCTGGAAACTGATCGGTGTCTGGCCATCCGCCGTCAACTACGGTGAGATGAGCTACGACGGTTCTGATAAGAAAACCATCTCCATCACGCTGTCTTACGACAAAGCATACCGCATCTAACAAATCTTAGGCGGCTCCTGCTTCGGCAGGAGCCTTTCTTTTACATTGAAACAGGGATATCAACGTCTTTAATTACACTCGCCTGAGTTGAAAAGGCTTTAATTGTGAAATGAAAAGTCGGTAGTAATGCCAATCCATAACCTACCAAGAGGAGGAATCGTTTGATGACTCAGTATCTGCACACAGTTACGTTGCCATCCAGAGCTCGAATTTACGATCCTGCACTGAACATTCCTGAAGAGTTCACTCTCCGAGCGATGACAACTCAAGAAGAAAAGATCCTGTACGGTTCTACTTCGGAAAAAGCTCTCGACGCCGTCATCAAAGCCTGCATTGTGGAACCGAAAGACATCAACCTTGACCACCTCATCCTGCCGGATAAGCATTTCCTGATGATGCAACTTCGGATCCATACTTATGGTTCCGATTACCACGTCAGCTACAAGTGCCCGTATTGTGGTCATGCCGATGAGTACAAAATTGACCTTGAAGAATTGACCGTTCACGAACTTCCTGAGGACTTCCAGGAACCGATCAAATTCAAACTCCCAGTTAGCGGGGACGAGCTAGCCATTAGACTGCTCCGTGGTACCGATCTGGATGCGATCGAACGGAAAGCCAAGCGATTCAAGAGAAATCTCTCGAACGTAACGGGTGACATCACCTATATCTTCCGTATGGTTCGTTACATCCAAGCGATCAATGGCGAGGAACTGAACGAAGGTCAAATCCAAGGTTATGTCGAGAAAATGCATGCCCGTGATGCGGCATACTTCTGGCATCAAATCAACAAGATCCAAGTTGGTTACGATACCACGGTTACAGTAGACTGCACAGGTTGCGGAGAGGAGCTTGAGTTCACGCTTCCGATCACTGCTGAGTTCTTTCGTCCCAAGTTCGACGACTAAAGATGGTCGTCCAATTCGATTCGAAATTTGGGAAAACATCGTGATGCAGCAGTTTGATCTGGTATATGTGGGGAAGTTCTCCTACCAAGATACCCAAGAGATGACTCCCCACGAGAGGAAGACTTTCTACCACCTGTTGTACAAGAGAAAGAAAGAAGAGAAAGAAGCAATAGATCAGGCTAGGAGAGAAGCCGAACTCAAGGCGAAATACGGTAAAGGCTAACCTCCTTGAGGTGAGGGCTATGATAGA